AAAAATGAATTACATAATTGATTCAAATCAAATGACTAAACTATCCTAAGGAGAAAAAACTTATGCAAAAGATTACACTAGAACAAGTCCATGAACTTGTAACGTTTAAGCAATCTGATAAAGGATTGTGGGAAATATCAAGTGTTAGAGGTAATGTCTATGGAGATGTCAAAGGTACTATTAAGGGTGATGTCCATGGTGATATCGAAGGAGATGTAAGAAGAGACATTTGTGGTGATGTAGCAGGTAGAATCAAAGGTACTGTATTAGGTACTATCAGAGGAGTCAAGTGGTGGAGAGGAAAAGAATGAAGAATATCATCGAAAAGGTATATGACTCTAATGCTTTGTATTTTGTATCAATTGTTACATTATTGATTAAAAAATAGGTTTTAAATATGATTATAAATATAAAACTGTTTTTTACATAGTTGTGGAAAAGTATTGTATTTCTGTGGATAAACCCTATTATTTGTGTGGAAAACCTGTGAATTATTATCTTATAAAGTTCTTATAATACTCTTCTAAACCTTCTGAGACTTGTGACCTTTACCCGCAGGCTATCACACTCGGAGTATTCTGTCAACCACCCCCACATAAAAATCTGGAGACCCACACATTTTTATCGTCGAGACTTATAAATAATGCTTATGGATCTCGTCGAGACAACACTTGACATCTAGACGAGATAACAGTATAATATACAAGTAACATACAAATCTCGACGAGACCCATGTATTACTACGATCACAATCTCGACTATACATCATTAAGCAATGATCATAATGTATACGATCTCGACGAGATGTGTGAGCAATACATGCATAATACATCACTAGATATGCAACTAGATGCATACGATGATGATGAGTATGCACGAGATACACATGATTACGTCGAGCTTGCATACAGACATTACGCATGATATAATACGTAAACATCACACGAGATACACATGTACGCACAGAAACGCATTGTAAGTGTTACATTAGACATTGAGTGTTATGAAGATCTAGACCTGCAGAATATCAATTGGGTTGATATTTTGGGACTAGAAGGTGATGAGAATATTGATATTAGTATAAAAGAGACAGCAGATATCTACTAGTGTGCCAGTTCGTGAATCGGCACAGTTTAAACTGGTGTCTTGTGCCAATCGTGGAACCGTCCACTAAATGAGCACAGGGCACCAAAATCGTGTATTGTAGTTAAGTTAAAACAATTCATCCCAAAAATGATTAACAACGAAACACTTGAGATGTTAACAGCACGGGAACAATTAATGGAAGATATCATCGCAATTGTTGATGAGTATTTTCAGTCACAGATTAATGAGTGTGATGATATGGGTGAGTTGGATAATTTTGAAGAGGCAAAGGATGCTTTAACATCTGTGCTATGTGATGCTGTGTGTAAGAATTTCCCTACTAAGTAACACAAACCGATCGGCTGCCTCCCAGTCGGCAAAGTGTCACAAGGTTTCGGCACAGGGTCCAAAATCGTGTATTGTAGAAGGTCATAAGGAATTCACCAAATGCAAGGTTACAACGGTTGGACAAATTGGGAGACCTGGAATGTTGCTCTCTGGATCGGAAATGATCCTGGTTTGTATGAACTTGCATGTGATGTTGCGATTTCTGGTGGAACTTATGGGCATCTGGTAAGTATGATTCAAGAGTGTAGTAAAGAAACACCAGACGGATGTAAGTGGGACGATGTTAATATCAACGGAATAGAAGTAAACGAAATGATGAAAGAACTTGTAGACTAAGTAACACTTACTCAACTCTCACTAACTAACACTTTTTTTCAAATGGATTACGACACTTTCGACACTGACATTTTCTCTGAGATTAATGACATGCCGGGTGAGATTTACGATGTGATTGAATATAAAGAAGAGGGAGAAGATGATAAGAAGTTTGATGTGGAAGGATATCTCAACGGTAAGATAGATTACTAAGTAACACTCACTCACCTCATTATCTAACATCATGCTCAAAGGACAAGTTTTAAAAATCGTTGGTGAAACTGCAAGAGACGTTGATCCTAACATGACAAGATTGGAGAAGTTTGAAGTATTTTGCCGTGTATGTGATGGATTACTTAAAGATGGTAGAATTAGTTCTGCTAAACATTATGCATGGACAAATCCTTTTTAACACTTAAGAAAAACACTAAGTAACACAAACCGGTTGGCCGCGAGTGGACAGTTGGTCAAAGTGGCACACGGTTTCGTTTTGGACCTCAAAACCGTGTATTGTAGAAGGGTCAAAGAAACGAGTTCAATTTTGGTTTACACTGTTCACTGTCCAGCACTTAACGAAACTGAGAATTGCTCCTCTCAGGATCATGCAATCGATGTTGCCTATTCGATGTATAGTGAGTCTAATTCCACTGTCTGGGTTGAAGATTACCTCGGGCATACAGTAATCGAATTGGGTGACTGATTTACTCACTGTTTAACACTTTCTTTCTTTCTTCATTAACATCATGGCAACTCCAATTTTCTCTCTTATTCCTTCAGAACAACAAGCAAAGTGGAATAACATTATGGGGCAAATGTGTGCTTTCGTCAATGATACAAATGCCGATGTAGATATGGCATACGATTGGGTATGTGAGATGTTGGAAATTGTCTCCTTTGTTGATAACGAAACTGCATGGGATTCTTTTTACGATACCTGGTGCTCTTGCGATAATCGTAATGATCTGAGCACTTATATTCTCAACTAATTAACAATCACTCATTCATTCACTAAATTACATGCCTGTCTGGAATTGCTACGGTTACGATACTAAGAAACAAATGCACGATGTGCTCTCTTATATGAGAGAAACTGCTGCCGAAGCATATGAAATATGCAAAGAATTACATCCAAACTTTGAGATTATTACAGTCAAACTTCGTCCTGAGTAACACTTACTCACTGCACTATCTAACACTCTCTCATTCAAATTATGAACTACACTCTTAAGCAACTTCAAGACCGTGTTAATAGTATGATCAAAGAACAGGGAGAAGATGCAGAATGTGCGGCATGGATTTATACCAAGGAAGATATTCATATGAAGGATGAAAATGGTGAGGTTGATTATGATATTGAGGTAAATGATCCTGAGTTAGTAGAAAGAATCTTTGATGATGTTGGGCAAATAGATTACATCTACACAATGATTCAAGACTGTGTGGATGAGGTTACAGAGGAGCAACTAATGTTACAACAGCAGGAATTAGCAGAGACTAAGTAACACTAACTGTGGTATCACTAAATGATACTCAGGTCGGCCGCGAGTGGACAGTTGGTCAAAGTGTCCACTAAAACGGCACAGACCCCTAAAATCGTGTATCTTATAGGAGTGGAGGGGACAGCACCTCACCACACCTCTAAACCCTTTCTACCTGCCTCTCATGCGTAAAATCGAAACCCAAATGGTTCAGGCAATCGAGGACAACACCAACTGGACCTCTGCGAACACCCATGCGTCACCCTTGAAGACGGTATCAGCAAGGTCTACCTTCACGGCAACGTGATTGCTGAGATTGACGAAGATTCAATGAAACTTTATGATGGTGGCAGACAATCACAGACCACAAAATCCCGTCTGAATGTAATCCTTTCAGAGTACGGAGTTGCTGGTGAAAGTGTATTCCAGAAAAACTTTGAATGGTTCATCCGTCTCTGGAATGGCACCGAATTCTTTACAACTGAGTTCCGTAACGGTATGCGTCTTGCATGATCAAAACTAAAAAAGAGTGGGCATCAATCTATGCCCGATTCTACTCAATCGTTCTCATTCTCATCATTCTCTAAATGCAAAACAAGCACATCGAACATCCCGAAGATTCCATTCTCACCGGAGATTTAAGTGCTCTTGATTGTCTACGTAATGAGGGCAATCTGTCAGTAAAGATGGACGGGGCACCTGCAATCGTATGGGGGACTAATCCTGCGACGGGTAATTTCTTCGTGGGTACAAAGTCCGTCTTTAACAAAGTAAAGATCAAAATCAACGAATCGCATCAGGATATTGATGCAAACCATACGGGTAATGTTGCAACAATTCTGCATAAGTGCCTTGACTATCTTCCACAAATTGAAGGCATCTTTCAGGGGGACTTCATTGGTTTCGGTGGCACTGATGAATACACACCGAACACAATCACCTATCAGTTCGATAACATTGTAGAAGAGGAGATTATCGTGGCACCTCATACTCTCTACACAGCAGAGAGTGATTTAAGGGATGCAATCGCACATCCAATGAACTTCATCATTACAGATACATTCTATTGTAAGTTCGTGAAACCTAGGGCAACGATTGCGTCTGGTTATTATGATGATGGACTGAAGAGATTCCATGACTTAGACGACGTAATTCAGTTTGCGAAAGTTATGGCACAGAACGTTGAGTTTGTAACAGATAAGGAAGCAACACTTATTAAACAGGAACTCAATTCCTGTATCCGTGAGAATCGTCCTGTCATTGCTTCCACCTTTATGAATGAGAATCTCATCAGTTTCTGGTTGTTAGTTAAGTCGATAAAAGAGGATGCTATCTATCTCTGTCGTAATAATGGTCC